AGCGGTTGTACCTACTTCACTAATACCACCAAGTTGACTTCGTGTTTCTCCAAGTTTACCTAAGAATTTACCAGCTCCTATTGTAGCTATACCCATTACCCCACCAAGAGTTGATGTAAGTAATGATGCGGTTTCTAATACACCACCAATGGTGTCCTTTATACCTTCATATACTTCTAATTGTTTATTTAAGAACTTTTGTTGCTTTTCGGACATTTTAGCAGTCTTTTCTGCTATCTCACCTTGGTCTTTTGCATTTTGTGTTAACTCTTCACTAATACTACTATCGGCTTCAACTATATCTAATAACGTCTGACGTTCTGCTTTTAATTTACCTAATGATATTGTTTCTTCACCTGTTAGAGCTAGTATTTCTTTATTTTTATCTGCTAAGTTATTTAAAGATTCTTGAGCTTCAGGACCCAAACTTTGTTGAGCTTTAAGTCGTTTTCTATCTAACTCTACTAAAGAAGATTGTAATCCTGTTAACCCTTTTAATTTACCTTCTTGTTGAATTAGGGCATCAATGGTGGTTTTATTTTGTTTACCAATTTCACCAATTTCCATGTTTATTTCTTTCAGAAGTGAAACATGCTCTTTATAAATGTCCAGTTTTCTGACATTCGCTCTATCCTCCTTGTCAACTTGCTTGAGCAAGTCATCAATTAGAGCCAATTGTATCTTTCTTTGGTCGTTTAGCTTCTGAAGGTCATTTAGTTCGGGCATTCTAGGGTTTTATATTTTATGCATATTTTTTTAAATCAGCCTCTAGTTGTTTAGCTAGTTTATCTATTTCTATCATTCGTTTAATAATAGGTGGTGGAACTTCTTTGTTATTTTTTACCTTATTTAATGCTTTGTTAGTTGCATTTGATTTTAAACCATCAAAGAATGCGTCTGAAAACTTCTTTGCTGCTCCAAATAACCCTTCGTTTGTTTTTTGTTTTGACATAAGTAATGTGTTTATACTTTATACTCTTATAAATATTGGATAAAAAAAAAGTAAGGATTATTTTCTAACCCTTACTTTTGATTGCCTTTCAGCCTTTTTGTATTCAGCTGATTCTTTTTTCTTTAAATCTACCAACTTTTTGAAATAGAACTTTCTCCATTGTACTGGCATAAAGTAAACATCTTTCCAAGTAAATCCATTACCAAATTGTATAAGTTCCCAAATTTGGTCGTGTAATTGAATTGAGTAGTTACTCGGCAGGGTAAAAAAACCCGGCCCCAAAGGGGATGTCGAGCGCCTCCTCCTCACCCGTTAACTCCGATGTGAAGTTGAACTTTAAATCCATATCTGGACTGATTTCTTTAACATATTTTCTGAATGCCTTAGTATCTAGTGCTAAGAATGAGTTTTGTACCCATTTAGTAATGAAACCCCTATCGTTATTACCATCTACCGATTGAATCATATACTTTAAACGAGTAGTTACATCAAATGTAGTATCTCCCTTTCCTTTGTATAATCTAACCAATGCTTGGTTTTCTTTTGAAATTTCTAACTCATCACCATGTGTAAGAAGTTTGAATTCTACATCAGCTCCACTTTTTGGTAATTTAAATTTATAAAGATTTTCAGAATTTAATAACTTTTCATTAAAATCTTTAGTCTTTACCTTAGATAAATCAATAGTTACCGTTTGTTCTTCTAATGTAGATGGGTCAGTTATCTCTACTTTGTAGTCTGCACCATACCCCAATACTCTAGTTGCTAATAGAATAGCGTTTTTATCTCCTATCAGAATATCGTTTATATTTAAATCAGGTTCTACAACTACTGATTCAAACAACTTATCTAATACTACACCCTTTTTAATTAAGGATTGTGATGCAAGAATATCTTCTTCTCTTGCAGTCATATACTTAATTTCAATATTTCCTTTTTTTAGGGGATGTCCTTCTGGGTATCCCAAACCTTTAGATGGTAAATCAATTACCTCAGTTGGGAATTCAAATTTATTTTCGCTCATAATTTAACCTTTATTAGTTGTATATATAAGTATATCGAAATGAAAAAGTTATAAAATAAAAAAGGTTCTCACTAAGAGAACCTTTTCAAAATATAGATAGTAGTAAATAATATCTTAAAATTCCAATATTGCGTAATCGTAAGAAAGAGTTAATTCGATATCAGCAGGGTCATTAGAAGTAAAATCCAAATCATTGAAGTTAGCAGCTTGAATAAACGCTCCTTTCAACTTCCATTGTTCGATTTTATCACCAACAGGTCCTAACATATAGAAATCTATATCTTTTTTATAGAAATCTGCATATCCTTTTCTACCAGTTAAAGATTCGTATCCTAATCTTACCCATTCCATTACTTGTTGAGCGCCTGAAGGTACGATTGGGTCATACATTGTTATTGTAATGTCTTGCCATTCGCCTTTACCTTGTAGTTTTCTATAAGTGTTGATGTGGTCTAATTTCACCGTCTCAAAGTTTATCGAAGGTCTACTTGCAGTTTTTATAAGGTATGATTGAATTCCATCAATCTCCATTATATACCTGTTCTTCATCTTCGGTTCGAAGTTGGTGAACATCATTTCGTTAAATTCTAATACTTCTGCCATTTTTTTATTTTCCCTTTTATACTAATAAATATTAGTTATTCATTTTTTTGTTTTATGCTGAGAACGATGCTCCAGTTGGTAAGATGTTGAAATCAATTACAATGAATTCAGCTGTCTTAGCCGGTTGTAAGAATATCTGTCCAGCAAGTATGTTTCTATCAACCACATCCGGTCCGTTGTTAGATTCATCCATAACTACTTTAAATGCGTACAATCCTTGTCTTTGTTGAATTCCTTCTAAGTAAGGTTGTACAGTATTAATGAATCTACCTCTTGTCTGAGCCGTATTTTGTTCAAATACTAAGAATCGAGATGTAGAAGCCACAAACTTCTTAACGTTGATTAATAATCGTCTAACATTGATTCTATCCAATGCCGATGCTTTATCTTGCAACGTTTTCTGTCCAAATGCTACAATACCTTGTCCAGGGAAAGAAGCGATTGGGTTTACTTTGTTTTCATATAAAGTATCTCTTTCAGAGTGTGTTAATCTATTCAATACACTAACTGCTCCTATAATACCTCCTCTATTCAAACCAGCAGGTGCGAACCATTCAGCTGCAATAGCGTCATTTGCTGCATATACTGCGGGTAGTAATACTGAAGGTGGAACTGAGATTAGTTTATTTGTATTCGAATCTACTGTCTTAACCCAAGGGTAATAAGAACCTATATAGTTTGAATCAATTGCGTTAGCCTGAGTTGTTACCTGAGTTATTGTATCGTTTACTGATGTTAAATCAGCTATATAGAAACAATCTTGTCTAGCTTCAACCATATCCAATACATCAGTTACAACTGCTGGGTGTAATCTTCTTACAATACCAGGAGTTACTACCATATTGATATCATACTCATCAGCGTTTGAAATTGCGTTTATACTTTTAGCGTATGCTTTTGAACCAAACTTAGTTGAATCAGTTAAATCAAATCCTTGCGAATTTCCAGTTGAAATTGAAGAACCTAAAGCGATTTCTCTATTCGGGCTCATTCCATCAAATCCACCTTGGAAACCAACAGTGAATTGTCTCTTAATCATATCAGCAGAATTTGAACCAGTCATTTCTAATGTTAAACCAACTCCACTTACATTCCCATCAAATCCAAACACTGCGTTAGAACCAACTCCTACACTTTCAGGTAGAGGATTCATATAGTTAGCGTTATCATCCTTTACACCAATTGATTCGAAATCGAATCCAGCATAAAATTGTGGGTTACCAGTGGTGTTAGATTCTGAACCTGTTTGGTAAACAGCTGCAGGAACGATAGTTTCAACAGTTGCTTTAATTGGGTTAGAATAAGCTCCATGTCCAAATGGTGCAGCAGATACAGGGTATGAACCTTGCTCTCCTACTTCTACTCTAATATACTTAGAGTTGTTTATCCAATCACCATTTTCAGTAATTTTTCCATTTGAATCAATAGTACTATATCTATCACCAATTACTCTAGCAATATAATTTGCTGAGCCTGGATCTAAGTTAACATTATTAAATGATTCTATTACTGATTTTCTTTTATCTGTATCTGAGTAAGAACGGATAGTTAATGAGAATACTGAATAATCAGTACCACCATCTTCACCAGCTGCCTTCACACCAGATATAGAAACTTTAAATCTTTTATTTTCACCATTACCATGTCCTAATGTATGGAAACGGAATAAATCATATCTTTCACCGGAGATTAATTGTGATTTTACATATGGTGTTACTGCCGTACTAGCATCGTAAGTAAAGTTTTGAGTTGGTAATACAACTGCTTGAATTACATTCTTATCAGTTATACCATCATATGCATTCTTAAAGTAAGAATATGAATATGCATCTTTCGAACCTCTTGGATTGGAACCAAATACATCAGTTACATCATTATTATCGGTTGATGATAAAGATGAAGATACTTCTCCAATACCACTACCACTAACAACGAATGAACCAGTTGCAGTTCCATCTGATATAGTGAACCCACCAAATCCAACTTCTTCATCACCACCATGTGTTGAGTGAAGTGTTGAAATTAATTTAAGTCCAGCTGAACCAGTTACTGCAATACCAATAGGTGCTACTTGACTATAACCATCTACACCTGCTACTCTAACAATAGTTGCACTTCCTGCTTCCCTTAAATAGTTCTGCACTGCATACTCTGTATAGTAAGTACCATCCGGTGTACCAAATTTTTCTTCGAACTCCGATTGTGTTCGAACTACTGTGGGAACAAACGCTGGGCCTTTCTTAAAAGGTCCAATGAACGCTGCTCCTATTTCTCCAACCCCTTGTGCTAAGAACGAAAGGTCATTTTCTCTCGTAAATACTCCAGGTGATACAATTCTTTCTGCCATATTATCTCCGTTTATTAAATAAACAATTTAGTTATTACAAATATAAATATAACTAAAACGTTGAAACCATTAATTATTCTCCACCACCATCTACTGGTGTTGGTGTTACTGAACCTGTTGACCAAGGTAACGCCTCTGAACTGATTTCTTCACTAGCATCATCAACCTCATCAATCTTCTTTTGAATTTGTTCTGAGATGTGGTCCCAGTATCCACTTGGACCTGTTACTGATGCCGATACCCAACCGATTACTAACTCTTCAGTTAGTTCTCCGAAAGCTACAAATTCATCAACTGAACCAGAATTAAAGTCTATTGGTGTTGCTCCTACAAATCTACCCTCAGTACCAGTAGTACCATCAGTTCCTATAAGTTCCCAACGTGCATGTAGTACAACATTTTCATGCTCACCTACTGTTTTTTTAGTCATTTGGGTTATTCCCCAAGAATAAGTTACTGCCATTTTTATTGTCTTTTATATATATAAGTATATAGGTTGTTCTCCAAACGGAAAACTAACACCTATAAATATAACCAAATTTAGTTAAACACAAATTTTATTCGATACTTCCACTTGTTTCTGCCCAACTTGATGATACGTGATTCCAAGCTTCTATTACAAACGCAGATTCACTAGCTATCAAATGTGCTTCATTGAAACCATCGTAGTGAACATCTTCGTGCCGTCTACTAATTTCAACACCATCTTCCATAAAAGAAACTCTCTTTACAACATCTATTGAAGGATTTTGTACGTTTATTTCTAATTTGTTTAAAACTATTATTTTTTCTAATGCCATTTTATTATTTTTTTAATAATTCTTTCATCATCTCTTTTAACTCAGAGAGTTCCGACTTTAAATATTCAATTTCTTCTTTTTGGGATTTAACTATATCATTTTGTTCGTTGATTGCATTAACTAATAATGGAGTTAATCTATCGTAATCAACAGTCATATAATCATATCCCAATCTTTCAGCTTTTGGAGCAGGATGTACAATTTCAGGAAGAACTGATTTAACATCTTGTGCAGATACACCGACTTGTAGTTCAGTTCCACGCCACCCAATCATATTAGCTTCCTTATTGTTTCTATAATAGAAACCATTAAGTTTACCAACTTTATCAAGAGCGTTTTCAATATCACCTTCCTTATCCTTCAATCTCATATCAGAATAGTAAGCGATTACGTTACCCTCTGCGTATAAGTTATCGTTAATTCTAAGACCCCAACTTTCAGTTCTTGCTTTCCAACTACCATTATAATGAATGTAGAAGTGAGAGTTGTGAATAGCCTCACATAACCACTCATTATTTACATCATTGTATAAACCAGTTGAACTACTGTTGTTGTGCATTAGTAGTGAACGACCATTCATAGACCATCCTTCCCATCCGTTTATACTACCATATGTAGAAACAGTTCCATATTGTCCACCTTCATCTGCAACTGAACGCATTCCGTATCCTCTATCTTGGAAGTAGAAACCAGTAGAACCTTGAGCTCTGAACCAATCATTTGCCAATACATACCTAAGTTGTGATGTAGATGCTGGATTACAATAATATCCAGTACTATTTGAATCATAGTAAATACCAGCATACATTGCCCCACCATTACCATTGTTCTCATCAAGAACAGGAATAGTTCTCCAACTTCTCCATCCACTCCAAGTACTTCTGAATCGCAAGTTGGAAATTGGTCCACCAACCATCTGCCAACCATAATTTTGTGTATTACTCATACTACCGTGGAATGCCTGCATCCCTACCCAGTGAGATGTACCCGATGGTTGGTTACCTGGATTACTCCAAGAATCAATGAAACCAGAACCCCAAGTTGCAACAACGTTCATATCTTGTCTACCCCATCCCATTGCACCAGTCCAATAGTTAACATCACCAGTTTGACGAGGTCTAGCTCTATAATATGCAGCATTGTTTCTAGAAGTACCTGGTTTATTAATATAAGCCATTGTTCGATTACTTACACCTTCGAAACTCGTAGAGTGTGCAGATGCGCCATTGAAAAAATAAGCAGTACTATTCGAATCATAAATGATTGGTGCTCTTAATGAAGAAGCTGCTTGTAATGAGTTATTTACATATACGTTATTTGCTCCTAATGGGTCAGTAGCGTTGTTAACAGACATTACCTGAGTTGCCATATTGTAATCGTTGTAGAAACGCATACCATTGTAGTTAGAGTTTGCTCCAAACTTAATACCAGTATGGAATGCGATTCTTAAATCAGGATATCTATAAGACCAACCACCACTTTCTCTATAAATTCCGTATGCTGAACTTCGGTTATTAGCGAAGTAGATACCATATGTTGTATTTGTGGATACAGCTTGTCTATTTCGTAAATCATTAGAACGTAAATCGTTAAAATTTGATGTGGAATTAGGGTTTGCGTAATAAGCAGTATCATTCGAATCATAAAATGTTGGTGCTCTGAACGAATTACTAGCAAAACTATTACCACCAGTATCAATCCACCATTTAGCAGGATAAGACCAACCTACACCAACACCATAGTGGGGGTTTTGATTATTATCATAGTGACCAATTGATAGTTCATTTGGATTAGTATTTGCAATACCAATATTCCACTTTCTATATCCACCAGCAGTTAAACCACCCATCATTGATAATACAGCACCATGTGTTGTATTACCATTTCTAGCATAAGCGTTAATATATAAATGTGGATAGTATGGTGCATTAACCAACATACTATATCGGTTACTATCGTTGTAAACAGATGTACTTCCATTTGTATAAGTAACCTCAGGTCCCGTCATAAGGGTATATCTACCTTGACTTCCAATAAAGTGAGCGGTGGATAATCTTGAGTTACCATCTCCATTAAAGTAGTATCCAGTATTATGGTCATAGAAAATACTAGCTCTTACTTGGTCTCTCATATACACACCATATGATTGAGTTCGTAATTGGTATGTACCATTGTACATTAACTCTACATAAGAATTTCTATACATTAATATAGCCCACTCATTTTCAATATCGTTGTAGATACCTGCTGCATTTGAATGGTCATGCATAAATGTCCAATTACCATTGATTGAATATCCACCCCATCCACCTCTAGTAGATGAAGTTTGAACAGTACCATAGTTACCAGTTACTGTATCTCTACCTACTCTAAATTCTAATGTACTATTATCAGAATAGAAATAAGTACCATTATCATTTTGGTGTCTAATTGCCCAACTTCCACCAGCATCTAATAAACCAATTTCGTTTGAATTAGTTGCGTATAGATAACCCCTAACAGAGTTACCAGAAGTTGTTAAAATAATTTGTGATGTAGTAGAACTACCAGAATATAATCTAAATCTAGATGATGAATCAGAATACCAATGCATTCCAGTTGCTTGGTTGTATAAACCTTCTCCACTATTATCATTTCTGAACCAGTTTCTTGCGTAAATCTCAGTTGCTCTTATAGATGTATTAAAATTTGAGGCGCCAGCTGGGTTAGAATAATATCCACTATTATCATAATCGTAATAGATTGGTGAACGATGTTGGTTGAATGCATAAACAATACCATCAGTATCAGACCTCCAAGCTTCTCTATTTGATGAATAGAAAGTTCTCGTTCTTCGACCTGAATAGTAGTTCAGATAAATATCATTTCCATTATATGAATCAATATGTAAGTTACCACCTAAGTATATTCTACCATTATTATTTACTGATTCAATGGTTGCTCCGTTTTCAATATCAACACTATTAAATCTAACATTTCTCATTCGAGCATCACCTTGTGAACTACCAAAGTAGTATGCGGTGTTTTCTCTTTCGTAGAAAATGTTAGCCCTTACATCATTCATATAAGATGTAGAGGCGAAGTTACCATAGTAACCAGTATTATTTGCATCGTAGAAAATATCTGCTGCTATATCTGCTTCAGTTTTGTAAATTATCCTATCAGCGGTTCCGAAATCTCCAATATTTTGTGCTCCCGGTGATTTGTTTATATATGCCCAACTTCTATTTGGTGTACTATCAGTATAAGTTACATCTCTCGTAGTTCTAACTATTGCTTTACATTGAGTATAATATCTTGCTTCAGCGTAAACTGGTACATATCTAATATCACCACTAATTGTTACAGGTGAACCAATAACAACTCTGAAATGATTGTTACCATAAATATTAGCATCAACTAATCTTACTTGGTAAGCGTTGCTGTATCCCCAAAATACTTGGTATTTCTTTACTGTTCCCCTACCATAATAATTTTCATGCAATTCAACTTCAAATGTACCAGTACCATTCCAATCGTTATAATCCATTGAAATTCTAGCAATCTCAAATCTACGAGCTTGATTTCCACTTGCAGCAATTGTAGTATTTATTGCCACAGTTTTTAATGAACCTACTGTGAAATCATCTCCTAAATTAACATCACCATTTAAAGTTAATGTACCTTGTAAAGTTAAGTTATTAAGATTAGATGTTGAATGTGGGTCTAAATAATATCCAGCATTATTGTAGTCATATACTATTCCAGTTCTTACTTGGTTATAGAAGTTACCTACTTCTGCAGTAAGTTGCGCGTTTCCACTACCACCATCACCATAGAATATAAATTCTGCACCTGCTCCGTTTGGATTACTATCAGATACTCTAATTTCAGCATCAAACGATGCGTTAATGAATCCAATTCTATTACCTTGTAAGGTAAGAGTGTTCATATGAGATTGACCTGCAGGATTTACATAATATCCAGTACTATTATAATCTCTGAATAAAGTTCCTCTAACTTCTTCGGTTGTTACAATTCTACCACCACCCCAAGAACCTTTATAGTTACCGGCTTCAAGTATTATTATACCATGTGAAGCTAAATTATTTGCACCACCTTTTGAACCAGCGTTTTGATGTGACCAATATAAACCATATGCATTTGAGGTTGAGTTACCATCATTAGGAAGTTTATATGAAGTACCCATATTAAATATGGTTTGTATTCTAGTGGATGTATATAATCCAGTAATACCAACTCCATAATTTCCAGTCATTTGAATACCACCACTAAAATTAGCAGCAATATTTCCATTAGCAGGGTCTACATAATATCCTGTACTATTGTAATCTCTGAATAGCGAACCTCTTACCTCAGAAGTTACTACCAAACTATTTGATAATGCTGCTCTAAATCCACCATTGTTGATAATCAATAAACCATGGTCAGTTAAGTTATTAGCTCCACCTAATGAACCAGCGTTTGGATGAGACCAACCAATACCATACATATTAGAAGTTGCTGTACCTGCCGAATTAGGTCTATATGATGAACCCATTGCGAATACTAATTGTAAACGAGAGGCTGAATATGTACCAGTTACACCAATACCATAATTATTAAATGTATGATATGAATCTTGATTAGATACATTCCATTTAGATGTTGATGCCCCATCGAAATAATATCCAGTATTGTCTGTATCATATAATAGTGGTGCACGTAAAGACCCAACAAATTGAGAATAACTTCTTGTTATTTTTGCAACCTGAATATAACTACTACTTTGTGAGCCCATAAAGAACCAACCAGTTGTATCGTTTGCTTCAGCATATTCTACAAAAGATGTTTGATGTCCACCTGCGATTGCTGCATCTGATTTACCTTGACCTGGTCTAGCATAACCTCTTATTGATATGTAATGATTCCAATTATCATATCCTTTATATACAGTATAACCTGAACTAGCATATCTACTACCTACAAAATAATTACCTCTAACTGTTCCATATGCATTTAATGAAATACCTGATGTATTTGGGTCTAAATAATAGTTAGTATCGTTTGAATCATAGAAAATTGGTGCCCTAACATCAGATGTGTGTGAAAAGAAATCTGAATTCATACTAGCTACAACATTTCTACCATAGTTATGGAAATCTAATTGACCTCCACTTGCCCCAGCAGTTGTTTTTCTACCAGTAATACCAGCATATTCTCTTAATGTACCACCACTATCTTTTAATTCAAAGAATAGAGATGCACCAGCGTTAGTATCACCATTTGTATGATTTGTTCTTTGTAAATTCAATACACCAAAGGTTGAACCATCTGCAAATGAATTTCCACCCTTTCTCATTGCGAATGCAACTGGAGTAGAATCACTATAATGATGGAATAATGCAGTTGATGTTGTTCCGAATCTTAATGGTTCAGAACTTTGTAATTGTAATGCACTTTGATTTGATGTACTATTAGGGTCGGTATAATATCCAGTATCGTTTCTATCATAATAAATTGGTGAATCAATTCTACTATTAATAAGAGTTTGACCATCACCTCTAATAATCATATTCCACGTACCACTTAAACCACCATCTCTGAATGAAATATCCTCTCCTCCAGATGTTGCTATAATTAAGTGTGCATCATTTGTATCAGTTGCTTGAAGATATCCTCTTTGGTTACCAGCACCAGTGTATAGATAAATTGGTGCACCACCTTCTAATCTTAATTGATTATTAATATCAGTACGATACATTTGTGTAGTACTAGCTCCATGAAAGTAATATCCGGTATCATCTATATCATAGAATTGTTTAGAACGAATATCATTTTGATTTATCACAGACCCACCCAATACCATTAACTGCTTATTGAAGTAGAAGTTAGGTCTATCGGTATAAATGTGAGCGTGGCTTGTATTAGCAGGTCCGAACTCAATATATCCAGATGGAGTAGTATTTCTCATACCCCAAGATCCAGCGTGAATGTAGTAACTACTATTTCCGAAATCTAGTCTATTAAATCTAGAAGTTGAAGCAGGGTCTGCGTAATATCCAGTATCGGTATAATCATAGAAGATTGGGGCTCTCATTGAGCCATATGTAATCAAGTTTGAACTATAATCTAATAGTAATCTTTCTTGAGGTAAATCAGCAGCAGTACCAGAAACACCAGTTCCTGATTTAACACCAATTACAAAATCACTTCGTTCAGAACCAGGGGTATCTTTATATTTACCACCAATCCAAATATGAGGTGCAGTATCATAATTAGTAACACCACTATAATTTAATAATCCATTAATTGCAATACCAGCATAATAAGGTGCAGCTGTACCTGTTCTTGTACTAGATGGACCTATAACCATACTATATGTATTATTATCCATTTGAGTACTACCAGCGGTGTATGATGAAACTCTTAATCTACCACCTGCGTTATTTGTAGCTTGTACTTGTTTATCACTTAAATTTAGTCTATTGAAACGAGATTGACTGGCAAAGTTTCCAAAATAATCAATATCATCGGAATCATAAAAGATTGGTGCTCTTGATGATGTAGATGAGTATGTATTACCTGAAGTATCTACTCTGAATCTATAACTTGTACCAATAGTAAATTGTAGATTACCACCCGAGTTTGCATTGTTATCAGGTGATTCATATATTTTCCAACCACTACCACCTAACCATTCAATACCTTCACTAGAACCAGGGTCATTTATTGTAATATGATTAACGTTACTTAAAGTACCATTATTCATACTAATATTCAACATCTGAGATGTTCCTGCTGGGTCTACCCATCTTCCAGTATCATTTCTATCATAGAAAATTTCAGCATTTAATCTACCTAACGTAAATTGTGCAAATGAAGATGATGAACCAGCATTCCAAATCCAATGAGTTGGTGTTCCACCAAGTGCTGCACGATAGTTAATATACATTGATGTTGAACCACCAAATAACATTTCGTTACCACCTGATTTAAATGATAGATAACTACCATTCGAATCTATATAATTATTTGTATTATCTAAATAAACTCTTGCGAATTGAGGAGAATCAGATGTACGAACATTTTGGTTCATATTATAAGCATATGGTTGAGATACACTATCTAATACCTGTCTCCAACTATCCCAAGTTGTAGCACCAGTCCCTAACCTACTCCATAATCTACCATTAGCAGTATATGAAATCTGAATTGGATATCCTCCACTTAAATCAGAACCACCACCATAACTTCTCCAATGCATTTGTCCGTTATACGAACCACCATCACTCAATCCATTGGTTGCATTACTTTTGAAATCAAAGTAAACACCCTTTTCTTTACTATTTGGTAAATCATTTGTACCTCTAGTATCATTTGAATCAACTGCCTCTGCTCTATCAGCAGTACCACTTACATTTCCTACAAAATTACCAGCAGTTACCTGATTAAATTCAACATCATCGGATGTACGAACATTTTGGTTCATTGCGTATAACTCATTATCACCATGTCCAGTATTAAGGAAGGTTGAGTTTATACCACCACTAAATGTTGCTTCACCTGTTTTGTTAATCTCTAATAATGATTGTGCTGCATATTCAGCCTGTCCACCACTTGAATGATATCCAATTTGATAATTAGCAAATCCACCACTATATCGTAAACCACTAAACCATTCTTGTCCACTATAAGATACATCAGTAAATAAAGTACCAATTGCTCTACCTTCATAACCACTCATATTAATCATAGCAGTTGCGGCAGGAGAACCAGCCGTATTAGTTGCTATAATATTTAAAGAAGTTCCAGTGTTTCCACTATCACCAACTGTTAAATTATCAAATGTAGGTGAATCGGTTGTACGAACATTTTGGTTCATATTATAAACCTCAGTTGCACCTTGTCCAGTATTAATAGTACCAATATTAACTAAGTTACGAGATGTATCAATTACCTCTGTACCATTTAGTTTATATCCAAATACTGCATTTACACCACCATCATCTAAGATTTGGAAGTGTATTTTGTTTCCATCTTCTGGTTCGTAGAAATCTAATCCTTCAGGTGTAGCTTTAATAGCCATATCAATTCCAGTATCCGAAGAACCATTGAAAAAGATTGTTGGATTTGCTACTCCACTTAAATAAAGATTATTTGATTCTAAACCATCATCTGCAAACCATCTATCAGCTGATTCATCCCAAAAGAATTTTTTAGTTGCTGATGAACCTCTTAATACTTCAATACCACCATCCTCTGAAGGAGTACCAGTTGTAAAGTTTGAATTAAGAGTTATAATATTATCAGCCAACTTAATTGTTTCTGTATTGACTGTTGTTTCTGTACCTGTGACTATTAAATCACCAGTTATTGTTAATGTCGTACCATCAAAAGTAAGATTACTTTCAACAGTTGCGTTTGGTGCTGAACCATTAAGTGTAATTAATCCATTATCAGTTGTACCAGTTAAAGATAACACTCCAGAAGAACCAGATGTTCCACTCGTCCCAGATGTTCCACTCGTTCCAGAAGTTCCACTTGAACCTCCACTCCCTGCAGTACCATCAGTACCATCTATTCCAGATGTTCCACCAGAACCACTTGTACCACCACTACCAGCAGTACCATCAGTACCACTTGTACCGCTTGTACCACTTGTACCAGCAGAACCGCTTGTACCTTGTTCACCATCTTCACCTTGTTCTCCACTCGTACCACCAGAACCTGAAGTTCCTCCACTACCAGCACTACCAGCAGTACCAGCAGTACCACTTGTTCCACTTGTTCCACTTGTTCCGCTTGAACCACCAGAACCACTTGAACCACCAGAACCAGATGTACCTCCACTTCCAGATGTACCTCCACTACCAGCAGTACCATCACCACCACCAGCACCTGTTATACCAGATGAACCACCAGAACCACTTGTTCCACCAGTTCCACTTGAACCTCCACTTCCGGCAGTACCATCAGTTCCATCTGCTCCAGATGTTCCGCTTGTTCCACTTGAACCACCAGAACCTGCTGTACCATCTATACCATCTCCTCCTCCTACACCAGATGAACCACCAGAACCACTTGTTCCACCAGAACCACTTGTACCACCAGAACCACTTGTTCCACTACTTCCTGATGTTCCAGAAGTACCAGATGTACCATCTTCACCATCACCACCATCTTCACCATCAGTTCCATCTACACCATCAGTACCGTCTACCCCATCATTACCAGATGTACCACTTGTACCAGATGTTCCACCACTACCAGAAGAACCTCCACTTCCAGAAGTTCCACTTGAACCCCCGCTTCCAGATGTACCTCCACTTCCAGATGTACCACTTGAACCACCAGACCCAGAACTTCCACCAGAACCGCTTGTTCCACTTGAACCACCACTTCCAGATGTTCCACCACTTCCAGAAGTTCCACCAGAACCAGAAGTTCCAGAAGTTCCACCAGAACCAGATGTTCCAGATGAACCAGATACACCGCTTGAACCAGATGTACCACCAGAACCGCTTGAACCTCCACTACCAGAAGTACCAGAAGTACCAGAAGTACCACTTGTTCCACTTGTACCAGAAGTTCCACTTGTTCCAGATGTACCAGCAGTACCAGCTGCAGGTTCCCATTCTGAACCAGTGTATCTAAATATGTTAGTATCGGTTGAGTTGTAATATAATTGTCCAAGTTGACCACCAGCAGGTTCTGAACTAAATACTGGAATTACTATCGAATCTTTGATTAGTAATGAACCTGTAAATTGATGTGTATCGGTTGATTCATCACCAAATACATTCGAACCAGATGCATAAATTACCGATGATGATATAAATGTTGTTAATAATTCTTGTGAAGTTATTCTACCTGTTACTGATAAGTTATTGCCAACACTTAAATCGTTATCAATTGTTAAATCATTACCAATTGTTAAATCATTTTGTATATCAGCAGAACCGGTTACTGTTAAATCGGTTCCTACTTGTGCAGTTGCTTTGAATATACTACTACCAGTTACGATAAGATAATCTCTTATAGTCACACCAGCTTCTACTCTTAATCCACCATCGGGTGAAATTATAGCTTCAATTGAACCTGATTTTAATCTATCGATATCACCTAATGCATCAGCAGGTATATTATATAATCCACCACCATCACCTTTATATAAAGATGCTGATAATTCACCGATTATATTTGTATCTACATTTACTTCGAATGAAGTTCCATTTAAAACTGATGCGGTAGCTGAACCAACAGCCAATCTACCAATATCACCAGTAAGTGCGGTTGTTGGGATATTATTTAAATCCGAACCATCTCCTCTGAAAGAACCCGTATATGATGATGCCGTTATTCCACCTTCGACATTCAAAGACGTATTAATATCAACCGATGCGGTTGATATATTTAATTGTTCTACACCTTGAACGTCAATCGAAAGTAAACTTTGACTGACTTGATTTATTCCATTTGGATTCTTTCCGCCGTATTTCATTAACCTCTATTTATGATATCTCTAATACCGATACTATAACATCTGCCGAACTATTAACATTAGATGTTACAGTTATCGAATCGTTTGCTTCTAAAACTATTTTTTGGTCACCACCAACTAAAACTGTTGATGAACCATTTGGGATAACTGCTCCTTTTACTAAATATTTAGTAACACTAGCAGAGCTATCAGTTATTTGTACATCTACATAAATGTTTTGAGATACAATATTTGCTACATTTACACCAATCACAGTTGTTGATGTTGCGGCTGGAGTAGTGTAAACCCCTAATCCACCTGTTCCAGCAGGTCCTACTATACTATTTTTAAATATATTTGCCATATTTTTTTATCCTAATGCTATTGAGAATGCTAAAGCAGAATCCAATACATCTACACCATCAACAGAAAAACTATTGTTTGGTAATAAATTTATTGAACCACTTACTTCAATTGAACCACTATTAATAATATTTACACCACCATCAGTATTTTCCGTACCAACGTTTAATGTTTGTGTTACAGTTAAATTAGTAAATTCAGCTTGTTCAACTGCGATATCTCCGATAAAAGAACCACTAAATGAACCAGTATATGAACCAGTAAATGACCCACTTAACTCAGCATACGCTGAAGGAGCCTGTGTAATCGAACCGGAAAAACTGGGTTGGTCTATTCTCATCTGATAATTACCTTTTCTTTGATATAAATATTAAATAAATATCTTTTAACTTCTAAGAAGGTTTGTTTGGCCAAGTAATATCGTATGGGGTAGATTGATTTGTTATATCTCTTAGTGATTGTCTATATGTTTGCCAATCTGTTAGAGTTGAACCTGATATTGGAGAATCGTTAAATTGTGTCCAATCGCATTCAGATAATAATGAATCTCTATTACTCCTTACTTCTGACCATTTGATTTCTCTTCTTTTATTAATTGTTTCTGTATCCGCATCGGATATTGTATATGTTTGTACATAAACCGAACCAGATAAGGTTGGTGTTACTTCAGTTACATCTTTAGAATCATCACTATCATATCCACTATTTTTTGTTTCAACTGTGTAGATGTTGAATGATTCCAATAAACTATCTGCGATAATTGTTGGAAAACTTGTGTTCGGATTCTCATTCTTTAAATTTTGAACCGAATATGGATAAGTTATTGTTGAGCCTGAAACTTTTAAGTACATATCTTTTTATTTAAATGTTGCTGGTATTGAACCAAAATTAGTTAAACCACTACAAAAAGCAAAACAATCCGTACCAATTGGAATTGGTGTTCTTTCAAATATTTCATCACCATTAGCATCTTCTGGAGTTATACCTGTTAATAAGTTTGATGTAGTTGCCATATTAAATGCATTGGCAAATGTTGTTACTTGTTGGTTACCATTAAAAAATTCATTTGGTATTCCAACCACCTTTCTACAGTTTCTAAAAACTGATTCAAAGTTTACTACCAATGGGTTATTATCAAATAACCCAATTGGTATTGTTGTTAAATTTAACAATGCGTTAAATGTACCAGAAAAAGATGTAACACTTGGATTATTATCAAATAATCCACTTGGTATTGATGTGATTCCTGTACAAAATACAAATGTGTTAACGAATGAATTTACATTTGATGCATAATCAAACAACCCAGTTGGTATAATAGTAATACCAGTTTGTCTAAATGTAGAGTTAAATCGTTTTACAGTATTTAAACCATCATTTAATATTGCGTTATTAGACCCATCTGCAGGGATTGTTGTTAAATTACCACATCCATAGAAATCAATTTCTTCAAATTGAACTACACCCCAATCATCAATTGATTTGTATAAATTTTTATATGATGGATTATTACCTACACTAAAACCTGGACAATATCCACTAACTATAATTTGATAAGTACCAGCTGATGTATATGTGTGAAATCTTGCAGATGCTAACCCTTGTATAATAGTTGAATCTACACTACCATCTCCCCAGCTTACTGTTAAGTTAGGCTGTACACCACTAGGTGTAGTAATTGGTAACTCAAACTGAGTACCATTAGATGTTGTTTGTATTGTAAATTTAAAAGGTCTCACTTGTCCTGCTTCTATTGATAATAATCTTCTTGCTATACTCATAATTCATAACTCATTAACTTATATTATTTGCACTTAGGAATCCATAGTAAGTACTCCCTCCATCATAAGTATAGAATACTAATATATCTTTTCCATTTGCCGTTAGTGTTGGTGCTACTCCATTTGCCCATTGTATTATTGATGGCCAATTAGTAGTTGCAGTTCCACCACTACCATCTTCCATTACCAATGTGAATCCAATTGCACGAGGGCCTGTTGGAGCGTTTGTAATACTAATTGTAATTGTTCCAGTTCTATTAATTCTAAAATTATTAGCCGTAGATAAATCTATTGTTGTACCACCAGCTGAGTTTCCTATGTTACTATAATTCTCATGGAATCTAGTAGAGAATGTTGCATCACTTACATCTAAATCTCCAGTTACATTTAATAAACCTCCATCAAATGTTAGGTTTGTTTCCGCAGTTGCAGTTCCATCACCATCCATAGTAAGAACTCTATCCGTACCATCATCAGTAACTTCTAATAATCCACTTGAACCAGATGAACCACTTGAACCAGATGAACCAGTTTCTCCAGAAGTTCCCGTTGAACCACTTGAACCAGCAGTACCAGTTGAACCGGATGAACCACTACTACCAAATAAAGTACCATCTAATCCAGAAGTACCAGATGAACCAGCTGAAGAACTTTCTCCAGAAGTACCAGCAGAACCACTTACTCCACTTGTACCAGAAGTACCTGAAGAACCAAATAAAGTACCATCTTGTCCAGACGAACCAGAAGTACCAGATGTACCATTTGAACCACTTTGCCCACTCGTACCGGTTGAACCACTTGTACCAGAAGTACCACTACTACCGAATAAAGTACCATCTTGCCCACTTGTACCACTAAGACCAGATGTACCTGCTGAACCAGTCTCTCCAGATGTCCCGGTTATTCCAGAAGTACCACTTATTCCAGAAGTACCACTACTACCAAATAAAGTACCATCTTGTCCACTTGTTCCAGCAGTACCACTTACACCACTACTTCCACTCGTACCAGTTGAACCACTTGTTCCAGCAGTACCACTACTACCAAATAAAGTTCCATCTTGTCCGCTTGTACCACTCACACCAGATGTACCATCTTGTCCACTAATACCAGATGTTCCATCAGTACCTAATCCAGAAGTACCAGAAGTTCCTGAAGTTCCTTGAGAACCAAAGAATGTCCCATCCCGTCCATCAGTTCCACTTGCTCCACTTGTTCCTGCTGAACCAGTTTCTCCAGAAGAACCAGATGTACCTGAAGAACCAACTCCACTTGTTCCACTTGTTCCAGAAGTACCAGATGAACCGAATAAAGTACCATCTTGTCCAGATGTACCTGATGAACCAGAAGAACCAGAAGAACCAGAAGTACCAGCACCAGAAGTACCAGAAGTACCACTTATACCAGAAGAACCAAAGAAAGTTCCATCTTGTCCACTTGTTCCTGAAGTTCCATCCGTACCACTTAAACCACTACTACCAGAAGTTCCTGCTCCAGATGTACCAGAAGTACCACTTATACCAGAAGAACCAAAGAATGTTCCATCTTGCCCAGATGTACCAGATGTACCAGATGTACCATTTGAACCACTACTACCAGCAGTACCAGTTGAACCAGAAGTTCCACTTATTCCAGATGTACCGCTACTACCGAAGAATGTCCCATCCTGTCCACTTATACCAGAAGTTCCAGCTGAACCAGAAGAACCAGTAACTCCACTTGTTCCATTCGTTCCAGAAGAACCACTTGTCCCAGATGAACCAGTTGAACCAGAAGTTCCATTAGTACCACTTGTACCACTTATACCAGATGTACCAAAAAATGTTCCATCGATTCCATCAGTTCCACTTGTACCACTTATACCACTTGAACCAGCAGTTCCAGTTGAACCACTAACTCCACTTGTACCAGACGTACCAGAACTTCCAAAGAACGTTCCATCTTGTCCAGAAGAACCACTTGTCCCAGATGTTCCCGCTGAACCAGATGAACCAGATGAACCAGCAGTTCCAGTTGAACCACTACTACCACTTGTTCCACTACTACCACTACTTCCCTCAGCAGATGTTCCAGATGAACCAGATGTACCTGATGAACCAGCAGTACCACTTACACCACTACTACCGCTTGTTCCAGCAGTTCCACTACTTCCTTCGGCAGATGTTCCAGAGGAACCACTCGTTCCAGAAGAACCAGAAGAACCTGATGTTCCACTACTTCCACTTGTACCATGTGAACCAGTATCACCTTTATCACCAACGGCAACTAAAGATACAACTACATCATCACTATTTGTAAAAGGAGTATCTGATGAGAAACCTGTATTTGATAAATCACTAAGAGTCCACCAATCACCATTATCGGTTAATTCACCTATTGCAAATAATAAGTATTCATCGGTATTGAATTTTTTAGCAATTCTTATATGTGCTTTTACTGCCGAAGTAACGGAATCCATCGTTTCCATAAACGATTGAATACTTCCTCCATCATCATCAGTTTCACTAATGTAAATTGCAGTACCTATATTTTGTGAAGAGTTATTTATTCTAAGTCTACCAGCTGATGGTTGTGAATTTCCTATTGCTGATGTAAATGTGTAATCGAATGATGCTCCACCGAAGTTACCATCTTTACCACTTGTACCACTACTTCCTTCTGCAGATGTTCCACTAGAACCACTTGTACCAGAAGTACCACTTGTTCCACTTGAACCAGATGTTCCACTACTACCGCTTGTTCCAGCAGTTCCACTACTTCCAGATGTTCCAGTTGTTCCGCTCGTACCAGAAGAACCACTTGTTCCGTTTGTACCACTTGTTCCGCTTGTTCCAGAAGTACCACTACTTCCAGATGTTCCCTCTGAACCAGTTGTTCCGCTTGTTCCGCTTGTTCCAGAAGTACCAGCTGAACCACCACTACCAGATGTTCCAGAAGTTCCACTTGTTCCAGATGTACCTGAAGTTCCACTTGTCCCAGAAGTTCCACTACTTCCAGATGTTCCGCTTGTTCCGGCTGAACCAGAAGTTCCATTGGTACCTGAAGTTCCAGATGTACCAGCTGAACCACTACTTCCTTCTGCTCCACTCGTACCGCTTGTTCCAGAAGTACCATTCGTACCGGTTGAACCACTACTACCACTACTTCCACTCGTACCAGAAGTACCAGCTGAACCTGAAGAACCTTGTTCTCCACTCGTTCCACTACTACCACTACTTCCACTACTTCCGCTTGAACCAGAAGAACCAGAACTTCCACTCGTTCCAGAAGTACCAGATGTACCGCTTGAGCCAGAAGAACCTGATGTTCCACTACTACCGCTTGAACCAGATGAACCAGATGAACCAGATGAACCAGATGTTCCAGAAGTACCAGAAGTACCACTACTTCCACTTGTTCCAGAAGTACCAGATGTTCCAGATGAACCACTACTACCACCAGAACCAGAAGTTCCAGATGTACCAGCTGAACCAGAAGAACCAGAAGAACCTGATGTTCCAGAAGTTCCAGATGTTCCGTATTTATCAACTATCTCAATAGTACCTATCATTGATGAATGATTAGTACATTGGTAAACTATACTATTGGGAGCATTTTCAGGTACTCTATATTCTAATAATGTTGTTGTAGCTGAATTCCCATTCTCTGGGTCGTTATTTGTTGTACCAGGTACCACATTAGTATTACCAGTTGCCAATCTTAATGCGAATGGATGACTTGATGTAACTCCATCTAAATCAAAGTAATAAAGTTCGCCTCTTACTAATGTTAACGTTGGGAAGTTACCAGCATATCCATCAAAAGAAAAATTAAATCCTTCATTTATTACACTATATAATCTCCCACCTTCTCTACCAGAAGTTCCAGAAGAACCACTTGTTCCAGATGTACCAGATGTACCAGATGTACCAGATGTACCACTTGAACCTGATGAACCAGAACTTCCACTTGAACCTGATGAACCACTTGTACCACTACTTCCAGCTGAACCAGAAGTACCAGATGTTCCACTTGTTCCAGAAGAACCAGATGAACCAGAAGTTCCTGATGTTCCTGTTGTTCCACTCGTACCACTTGAACCAGATGTACCAGAAGTACCTCCACTACCAGATGTACCAGATGTACCAGATGAACCAGATGTTCCACTACTACCACTTGTACCAGATGTTCCAGAACTTCCACTTGTACCACTCGTACCACTTGAACCAGATGTTCCTGAAGAACCACTTGTCCCAGAAGAACCACTTGTCCCAGAAGTTCCAGACGAACCACTACTTCCACTTGAACCACCAGTACCAGATGTACCACCAGTACCAGATGTACCACTTACAGCAGTTACATCTCTTTTTTCTAATCTATTTGTACTTTCGTTTATTACTAATACTGTATCTGAAGTACCTACTTCTAATCCTATAAATTGACTACTTCCCGTTACTACTAAACTACCACTTACTTCAAATCTTCCAACGAATGAACCAGTACCATTATTTGGTAAGAAATTTTCTCCTACGAAATCACCAGCGTTTAATGCAAATGAAGCAGTTGCCGCATAAGATGCTGAAAGAACTGTCATTGATGCCGTTTGGTCATTTCTTACATAATCTTCAGCTGATACAGCGTTTATAGCATAAGATGCAGAAACAGCGTATGATGCTGAAAGTACAGTCATTGATGCCGTTTGGTCAGTTCTTACAAAATTTGAAGTATTAAAATCACCAGCGTTTACAGCGAATGAAGCAGTTTCAGCATAAGATGCTGAAAGAACTGTCATCGATGCCGTTTGGTCATTCTTTACATATTGTGATAAGTTACCTAACTCAGCAAGTGATGCTGAATCAAATCCTAATAAAGATGATGCCGTTTCAGCGTTTTGTGCACGTATTGCATATGATGCTGAATTAACTAACCCTACTACATCATCTCCTTCTACAAATCCTGCTAATCTACCACCAGTTCCTATTACAGCTTGTCCACTTGTCAATCCACTAAAGGTTACTCTAACCGATGAACTATTAATAGATTCAATAGCTTGTGGAATAATTTGTCCATTTGAACCAGTTTCATAAATTTGAACTACTGGATAATCAATAGCGAAATTATGTTGGAATGTTATTTGAGTTACATCTGAGAATGGGAATACTGCCGTATCACCAAATTGTGTTACAGGTCTAAATTTGTTTGCATCCGCATCAAATATTAAAATATCTAAATCATCAGGTACATCTATACCAACGTTTTCACCCTGATATGAACCTACAAATGATGATGTAATTCTTGGTGAGAATACTTCATCAGTTACAGTTATTCTAGATGCAGTTACGTCATTTTGGAAAGTTACATCTCCGAAAAATGTTGAACCACTATCTATTGACCTTACTACAAATCCATCATTAGGATTAACCGATGCGGTTACTGAACCACTAAGTATTCTACTTTGGTCTAAATCTACGATTGCATCAGCCGGAATATTAAATAATCCCTCACCACTACCACTAAAGAATCCACTTCCAGATGGTATTGTTATATTTCCACTTACAAATAAACTACCTGTAAATTTAGAACCAAGAGTTGGAGAGTATACTGTAAATCCTTGAGTTGGTTCAACAGATGCACTTATACCACCACTAATAATAAGAGGTAATTCTAAATCTTCTAATGCTTCAGCTGGGATGTTAAATAAACCCCCACCATCTCCAACGAATAATGTACCACTAATTGAAGTATTTGCAACGAATCCTTTATTTGGAGAAATAGATGCAGTTGCCGAACCAGATACTATTCTAGGTAATTCTAAATCTTCAATTGCATCTAATGGAATATTATATAATCCACCACCATCTCCTTGATATAAAGATGCAGTTATTGATTGTGAAACATGAAGTGAACCACTTAGTTCTACTTTAACTGAACCTGAATTTATATTAGGGTCTAAGTTTTCTACTCTGAAAAACCCTAATGGGTCAACTGATGCAGTTACTGAACCAGTAAATATTTTTGATGAATCAATTGCTAAGTTAGCAATATCAATGTTTGTAATTCCACTACCATCACCAGTAATAACTCCACCTACATTTAATGATTCTGAAATATTTACCGAACCACTTAAAGATGTTAATATACTTCCAGTAATTCCAGTATCAAATACTTTAAATTCACCAGTTTCAGAAATAGATGCGGTATATGAACCACTTTCTAATGTATTTAATGTAAGTGCTAAATTAGCTATATCAATATCAGTTAAACCACTACCATCACCTTCAAATCTACCACCACCACCAACACTTATTGAACCAGATGTTACCAATGAACCAGTTATTATAGAACCACTAATCGGTGCAGTTACTATGAAAGTATCACCACTTGCAACCGATGCTGTTGCCGAACCACTTGATATAAGAGGAGCAGCTGCTGCTTGTACGTTTTCTAAGTTTGAACCATCACCAAAATAAACTCCACTATATGAACCACTAAATGAACCACTTAATACTAAATCACTACTTCTATTTTCGAACCTACTTGATGTTGCCGAATATACTAAGATATCATTATTAGATGCAGTTGCTATTTGAACATCATGTAAATCACTTATATGAGAACCTAATTGAGGTCTTACTAAAATTTGTATATTATTACCATTTATTCTCTCAACAAGACCAATAGTTGATTTTAAGTTAGGAGCTTCAGGTTTAACATTTGTTAAACCACCAGGTCTTTCTGAATCTGGATATAGAATATCTCCCTCTGCCCAAGCAGAACCAGTATATTTTAAACCAGCATCTTCTAAATGAGTTTTGTTAACATCCCTAACCATACCAAACCAAGTAGCAAATCCTTCTTGATTATTATCAATGTTTTCCGTTAAAACACCTATTAATAGTGATTCTAAATGAGTACCATCTGATATTGATTTTACAACTCTAATACGATTACCTTGTGATGGGTTATTAGGGTCCACCATTACCAATGTACCATTAATCAAATCTTCACCTGATTTATTTACTACCTTTGGATAATACAGTTCTTGTCCCATTTGTAGAGATGCACTACCACCAGACATTCCTAAATCTAACGTACCTTCAGTTTCATTCCATTTTAGCCTACCAGGTTGAGATGGGAGTGTATTTTCACCAGTAACAAAATCTACAACTGATGAAGTTAAATAAGATGATGTTACAAATGGTGATGATAATTTGTCTGCAGATGATATTCCCTTAACATCAAATGTTCCAAATATGTCAGTATTACCACGTAACACATTTTGTGGGATAATTGGTATCTCTTCTAATATTTCTATATCACCACCATATGATGATGATGGGTCTGAATAATAATATAATCTTTTTGGTGAAGTACCATCAATTTCTATTTTAAGATATGCACCACTACTACCAGCTGTTCCGTTAGTTGTTACAGATGTGGTATATTCAGAACCTTCATTATGAATACCATCTATTGTTTGAGATAGTTTTATCGGATTGTTTGCATTTGATGAATCTGATAAATCAAAGTGATATGTATCACCTACTATAAATTTAATTTTTTCTGGTGTAGACCCATTTATTAAAAATCCACTACCATCAATAGTTACTGATTGTGTAATAGGTATAGTTTCTAACTCCACAATAGAATTAGATACATATAATCCACCAGTTACATTTAAATCACCTTCAATTGATGATGTTGTATTTACCTTGAATCCATACTCAGGATCAGTTGAAGCAGTTACACTACCACTAGCTATAAATGTTCTTTGTTCTACATCAGTAGCAAGTGCTGATAGAGGTATATCAAATAAATCTCTACCACTACCACTAAACGAACCACTAAATTCATTAGCCTTAACTATATTAGATTCAATAGTATTACTAACTAACATAGAACCAGTTACTTCAACAGTATCGTTAATTATTGTTTTAGTTATTGGAAAAGAAAGTACTTTTTGGATTTGCCCACCCATTCCAGAGTGATTCAAACACCAATAATAAAGTGTATCAGGCGTATCAAAGTTTATTGCTATACTAACTTCAGAACCATCCGTTCCAGCATCAATACTTCCAGTATCAACACTACCAGTAAATGGAGTTCCACTATTATGTGTACCATGTTCTGTTGTTGAAAATCTTAATGGATGTGTAGCATTTGTAGAATCCGATTGATTAAATGTGTATGTACTACCACTTACTAAATAAAGTAATGGTTGTCTTATTCCATCTATTTCATATTTGTTACCATCATCAGTAGAAATTACCTTTACTACTTTTTCTAAATTATCACTACCATAAGGTGAAGATGCGGATACAAATAAACTACCACTAATAGTTACACTATCTTCAAACCTACCAGTTGAGTTTACTTCAAATCCTTTAATTGGGTCAACTGATGCGGTTACCGAACCACTTACAATTCTAAATGCTTCTTCTGTTATTGCAGAACGAGGTATATCAAATAAATCTCTACCACTACCACTAAATGCAGAACCACTTTGTACTTTAACATCTCCGAAAAATACCGAACCACTATCTATTGAAGTTACTGTAAATTGGTTGTTAAATGTTGAAGCAGTTATACTACCACTTGCAATTAATGGTGAGGTTTCTGCTAGTGCCGATAGTGGTATATCAAATAAGTTAGCTCCACTACCACTAAAAGATGAACTAACATTAAGTTGTACATTTCCACTTACAAATAAAGAACCACTTAATTCGGTTGTTACTGAACCAGTTCCTTGTACTCTAAAGAATCCAGCCTCATCTAAAGATGCTGTTACTGAACCTGTTGATATTTGTGGTGCATCTTCTGAAAGTGCTGATTGTGGTATATTGAATAATTCAGAACCATCTCCTACAAATCCACTTGATGATATTTTAGCACTTGCTGATACGTTACCAAATATTTGAGTTTCTCCAAATATTTTTTGTACATCACTACCACTATCATCACCTAATATATTTGAACCAGATGAATATATAACTGAAGAAGATATAAAGTTTACAAATAATTCTTCAGCCGTAATTCTACCACTTACACTTAAATCACCTTGGATTGATGATGAAGTATTTACTTCGAATCCTTTATCAGGTGATATTGATGCAGTTGCTGAACCACTTGCTATTTTAAATGCATCTTCTGATAATGCTGATAATGGAATATTATTTAACTCAGAACCATCTCCTGCAAATGAACCACTAAATGAACTACTTATTTGGTCTACTATAATTAATGGAACATCTAGCGATTCTAATATAGAAACACTACCACTAAATTCAGATTTTACCGAACCTGTTCCAAATACTTTGAATATACCAGCAGGTGATACCGATGCACTTACAGAACCAGTTGTGATTAAATTAGATAATAATGCATCTTCAACTAATGCTGAACGAGGTATATTACTTAAACCCTCACCACTACCACTAAAGAATCCACTTGATGTTGGTATTTCTATACTACCTACAAATAAAGAACCACTTTCCTCAGAGGTTACTTTAAATTGATTATCTTCTGTTGATGCAGTTACACTACCACTTGCTATAAAAACAGCTTCTCTTGTTACTAAGGCAGTTATAGAATCAGTTGCATCATCTGATAATGCTGTAAATGGTATATTAAATAAATTCTCTCCACTACCAGAGTAAGATGAACCACTATTTACTTCAATATTTCCACTTACAAAAAGAGAACCACTTAGTTCAGTTGTTACTGAGCCAGTTGATTGTACTCTAAAGAATCCATCAGTTGAAACCGATGCGGTTACAGAACCTGTTTGAATTATATTAGAAATAAGTGCATCTTCAGTTAATGCTGAACGGGGTATATTAAATAACTCCTCACCACTACCACTAAAGAATGAACCAGATGATAAAAATATCGAACCAGTAAAAGTAGAACCACTTTCTATCGAATTCACTACAAATCCTTCATCAGGTGTTACCGATGCAGTTACCGAACCACTTCTTATAAATGTTGATAAAAGTGCATCTTCGGTTAGAGCTGAACGGGGTATATCAAATAAATCCTCACCACTACCACTATATTTTGAACCAGATGATAATGTTATATTTCCAAAGAAAGTTGAACCACTACCCTCAGATATTACAACAAACCCATCTTCATTTGAAACAGATGCAGTTACATCACCAGATTGTATTGTAGTTGATACTTCAACTTCTTCAGCTAATGCAGATAGAGGGATATTAAATAAATTTTCACCACTACCACTAAAGAATGAACCACTACTTAGGAATACCGAACCACTAAATGTTGAACCACTATCTATTGAGGTTATTACAAACCCAGTCTCAGGATCAACAGAGGCAGTTACTGCTCCACTAATAATTAAATTCGTTTCTAATGCATCTTCTGTTAATGCTGAACGAGGTATATTAAATAAGTTCTCACCACTACCACTAAATGAAGAACCACTATTAAGATTTACATTTCCACTAACTAATAACGAACCACTTAGTTCAGTTGTTACTGAACCAGTTCCAAATACTCTGAAGAATCCATCAGTTGAAAGTGAAGCTGTTACTGAACCTGTTGTTATTAAATTTGAAAGTAGTGCATCTTCAGTTAATGCACTCTTTGGTATATTGAATAAGTTTTCACCACTACCACTAAAAGCAGAACCACTATTAAGTTGTAGGTTACCACTAATAAAAGTAGAACCACTTAATTCGGTTGTTACTGAACCAGTTCCAAATACTCTGAAGAATCCATCAGTTGAAACCGATGCGGTTACAGAACCCGTTGTAATTAAGTTTGAAAGTAGTGCATCATCAGTTAATGCACTTTTTGGTATATTAAATAAATTCTCACCACTACCACTAAAGGCAGAACCACTATTAAGTTGTAAGTTACCACTAATAAAAGTAGAACCACTTAGATTTGTTTCACCAAATACATCTAATGAACCAGTTATCTTAACCGAACCAGTGAATTCTTGTGTATCGGTTGAAAAATCACCAAATTTGTTTGAACCTGAAGAAAATATTATTGAAGATGAAATAATTTCTACAATTAATTCTCTTGCTACAATTCTATTATCAACTATTAAATCACCAGTAACTCTAACATCACCAGTAACATCCACATCCCCATCAAATGATGAAGATACGTTTACTAAGAATCCAGTGTTTGGTGAAATTGATGCCGATGCAGAACCTGATAATAATCTTACTGCTTCTGGTAGGTTATTTAATTGAGAACCATCTCCAGCAAATGAACCACTAAAAGAACCTGTTACTTGGTCTAATTGTAAAGTAGTAACGAATAAACGATTACCATCTGCATCAGAGGCAACAAGCGCAATTGAACCAGATGTAAGTGAACCACTTATAGGAACACCTAAGTTTGGTTCAGCTTCATTTAATCGTAGATATTCGTACCTATCTTCGGAAACATTAATAGGTTTTACTACTTTAACCTTCCCGCTTAATAATTGGCTCATTTATTATTAGTCTTAGTATATAATTATTCGTTTGCACTTTCAAGAATAGATAATATTACCGTTAAATTTGTAGAACCTGATACAATTAATGAAAATTGTTGTTCCAATACTAATTTACCTGCTACAATCGGTGATAATGAATCACCTGCTGGAATAAGTACGTTAGTAATTAAATCTACGGGTTGTTGTCTAACTCTTGTTGGGTTTGATATCGTTTCAGATATCGCGCCTAATAAATTAACCGATGCTGATATTGAACCTGTTTCTGCTATTAGTGTATTATCAAAAGATTGTGTTACACTATCTTGATAAATCCTAGCAACATCAACAGAACCAGTTACGGATTCATTAATAAGTATTTGTTCTACCAACTTAGTGGCATAATCTATTGATTGATATGATGATGTAAAATAAGCATTAGGTATTAAAATCTCACCATTCTTATTATAATAAGAAAGAGCGGCTTTTTTGGATTGTAATGTACCTCCACCAATTAAATCGGCCTCAACACCATCCACAGCAGTTCTAACATATGCTTCAAAAAAAGAAGATGTAAAACTAAATGGAATTTGTGTTAAATTATTTTGAAAATTAACGTATGCAGCTGATTCTTTTTCTATAAATGTTTGGTTTTTTTCTATAAGTGCAGATGCACTAAAAAAACTACCAGTATTACTGATTGAATCTACTTGAGGAACTGGTAAATCTCTGTTACTTGTTATACTAATAGTAACCGGTTCATTTATAGGTCCAGTATTTGTTATTTGTGCAGATAATAAGATAGTTGAAACTCCCTTTGGGGATGAATAAACTATATCCTTATCACCTGTCAAAGTAGTAAGTACGGATTTAAATGCGTTTAGTGGTATTAATTCTTCTGCCATATCCTATATAAATATTTGATTTCTTTTTTATCCTTAATCTTGCAGCGCTAATGAGAATGGAGTTACAAGTGAGAATAATGATTTGGAGAATGTTCTACCTTCCAATGTACCAGAAGCCTGCTTAATAACAAGACCCCCACCAATTCTAAAGTCACCAAGTTCGTTACCTGATGTGAAGAATACTCTACCACCACCTATTTCAGTAATTTCTTTATCAGGATCAGGTATACCATCACCACCTTGATTAGGAGGTAAAGCTTTGTAAGTTACACCAGCACCTGAGTATGAGAAATCATGCCCAGTCGTAATAATTAAAGAACCAAACTCTTCAACTGGTGCCTGTCTAGCAACAAATTGGAATTGAGTTCTTAAATATCTATTAGTTTCTGCAGTTTCTAATTTTTGTTCGTTTACAACAACAGCTGCACTTCCGTATATACCATTGTAATACGATTCAGCTGCTCTTATACTTCTTTCATTACCACCATAGATAATATCAGTTACGATAGCATCTAAGATAAATCCAGTATCTCTATAACATTTTTCTTCATTATAATCAAAGGTAGGGAATGCCGCATTTGTGTACGATATTGCTTTACCTTGCAATTCTTTCTTAGCATTTCTAAGAGCGGTTGCACCATTGTTATTCAAAAACGCTGGGAATACCAATTGTTGTTGTTTAATTATCTTTTCAGCCAATCCTTTAGAGAAATCAATACCATCAGTTGTTTGTGGTTTTTGTTCCGTTGTAGCGACTGAAGGAATATAATAGTAGAATGTACCTGCCTGAACTGCTCTTTCATTACCACCATATGTTAAATCGGTAGCAACAGCATCAATTATGTATCCTAAATCTCTACTACAACTAACTTCGTTGTATTCAAACTCACTCCAAGACGAACTTAGATAAGCGATTGTTTCTTTTTGTATAAATGATGTATTATCTCTTAATAATTGAACACCATTTCTAATTTCATCAGATGGGGTTGTGTAAATTAGATTCTGAACTACATTTTGTGAAGTTCCATTTGCAAATCTAATTCCATCAACTGTTGGGTCTAATTGATTTGTCTCTGAAGGTGTTCCTCCATTTGTTGCTCTTGATGGGTATCTCCAATAGTATAATCCTGCGACCGTACTTCTCTCATTACCACCATAAACTAAATCCGTTACAGCAGCATCTATAATATACCCAGTATCTCTTCTACATTTATCTTCACTATATTTCACATTACTCCAAGAAGAAGAAATAAATTCAATTGTTTCATTTTGAACAAAACTTCTATTATTTCTTAACAACTCAGCCGATGCGGATACTTCAGATGGTGGTAAAACAAATGTTGTGTTCTCCAATACCTTTCCAGCTAATCTAGCAGAGTAGTTAATTCCATCAATTGTTTGATTTAATTGTCCACTTGCAGTTATTTGGTAGTTAAGAGTTGCATCTGATGGTTTTTCGAAATAATATTCACCATTTACCTTAGTTCTTTCATTTCCACCATATAAGAAATCAGTAGCAACACCATTTAAGATGTATCCAGTATCTCTCTTACACTTATCTTCATTATAATTGAATGTACTCCAAGAAGATGAGAT